TTACGCATTTTCCACACCTATGCTCCCTTTCCAGTTTTTGGGGTAAAGCTCAACTTGCGAGGATGATTTTTCCGACAACTGTAAAGATATTGATTTTGATCCAAAGTTTAAAAATTTATTAAAAGAGCCTTTAATATCTGCTGATCCTACTTTATATACTTGTGCGGTTTCAACATCCAATATCTTTGCTGTTACGGAGTACGTATCAGAATAAAAACCGTTAATTGTGGTTATGTTTCCGGTAATTATATATTTCACCCCCAATATTTTTCCCAACTCAATTGCATCACCTGAGGTAATACCGCTCAATTGAAAGGCTTGTTCGGCCAAAATCTTTTTAATACTGTTTCGATCTACAACCTCATAGTTCCCAATCCTGAATAAATCAGTAGATAGGCGTTCGGTAAATGCCTCAGATTTCTCTGTATCCTGACAATCGAACTCTATAATGGCAACTTTTACGCCCGGATAAAGGCTTGAAATTAAAAAGAACAAGACAAAATATATCCTTGTTAAAATACTTTTCATTTTCCCCGGCTTTTATTCGACTGTTCCAGCAATATCTACCGCATTTCCGATAAACACCTGACCGTCTACCGGCGAAGTAATCCCGGTGGACGGCGGATCGTAAACACCAATATCTATTTTAAATCCCATTAATATTTGACCATTTTTCATGGGAACAACAACAGGATTTTTGGGGTCAAACGGCGGTTCTTCTTGGGAGTAATCTTCACCGATGATTGACATTGATGGCGTAATTTTAATGTTTACATTTCCCGCTTTTATAACAATCGGGCGCTCTACAAAACAAAATCCGCCTTTTTTATCTTGCTCATTGTCTTTCTCTTCCATAAAATAGTACTCCTTCCGTTGTTATTGGTTAAGGGAGCGCTGCACGCTCCCTTTTTTGTTTTATTTATTTTGTTTTAACCATATTTCATAAATAGCCCAAAGCAAGGAACCGCGGAGAGTTTGGTCTAACTCCGCTTTGATTTGGTTCAAAAACAATCCCTTCATTTTTAAAAATTCAAAGAAACTGTGGAGTTCCTCGAGGCTATTGATTCCGTTGTCTTTAAGATAGGCATAGATTTCATCCGCCCTCCGCGTCTCGGGGTTTGCCCTGATTGCAGGCGGCGATTCTTCCTTCTTATAGAACTGCGGTTCGCCATGTTCGTACTTCAGATCGTAACCGAAAGCGTCGGCAAGAGCCTTACCGTTATATGCTCGGGGTTTTTTTGTAATTCCCCTTTTTATCTGATTTAGGGTTTGAAATGAGATACCAGTTTTTTGACTGATTTCCGTTAGTTCAAAACCTTTTGATCTTAACTCGTTTAGTAATTCAATTGCATTCATTACAGGTAAAATATATTCACGTTTGTCGAGGGTAGAAACAATTATATTGTAAAAAATAATCACGAATAGTAAAAAAATCTCTTGACTGAAACGTTATGTTACATTTAAATTCGTGATGAAACGTTAATTGAGAGTTATTTGAATGGAATGAATATGTTTTTTGAAAATTGAGATGGAACCAAGACCAGATTACCGGCCAAACGTGACATGCCTTAGATCGTCTTTTAACCTAAAATTTGAATTACAGGAGGAACAATGCGCCCATTGATTAGAAATTTGCAGGATCGACTTCTTCCCATGCTTATCAAAACAGTTGGGACATATCCAGGGTACTGGCTCAGAGACGTTTCCGATCGGGTTGACGCTTTGATAGACAAACGTCCCGGGGAACGGCGAAAAGAGTTTATACGCACCTATGTCCATGATCCTTTGTTGGAGATCCGCTATCTCCATTTTAAGATTTTGAATTTCCTCTTGCGCTTGGATATAAGAAGAATGCAAAGAAGACAGATCGCATTGAAGGCCAAGAATGATTTTGAGTAGTTCACTGGTTTTTTCTTTGACCTCTTTGCTGGTTTTGAGTTCGATTATCTTTCTAACGATTGAAACTGCATTGTTGAAGCCAGCGATAGTTGATGAGAAAGTGGTTAGTGGTTCCATTAAATTACCTCCGGGTTAAGGGCTTAAATGACAATACACATTTGAATCTACCGCCCGGAGGTGTTTTCGACAACAGTTAAACGTGTATTGGAATGAATTGAAAATGGAGGTATAAATGAGTAATGATAACCTGAAAACAATCAAGGTTCCGCCGGATGCTCATGCGTTGGCATCTGATCACTGCAAGAATCGACGGGTTCCGCTGAATCTGGGCGCATGGGTTGCTCAGGCGATCCGTGAACAGATCGAACGGGAAAAGCCGAAAGAGGAAAGCATATGCCAGAGTTAGACGTCAAGGAAAAAGAATTAAAAGAGGAAGCCATGAGAATGGCGACGCTTATTTTCTGCCTTGATACAGGTCTATTGCAAGATATAAAAGATCATCTTGACATAGAAATACTATATCAGGCTATCTTAAAGCTTTTTAAACAATCAGTCCCTTATGAGCCGTCTAAAGATAATCCCTTTGCGCTCCCGGGACCAAGCGAACAACTAAAGCTGGGAGACTGATTTGTTTTTCTTAGATGCCAGTACCAAACTATTAAAAACTTCTATGTACAAATCAACAATTGCTGTTGGCTTTTGTACGTCTGTTATTGGTTTCTTTGCGATCAACGCTTCAGTTAGTCTCAGTGCGATTTCATCAAGTTGCATAAAGCCCTCGTTGTTATTAGTTGTTAGAAAAAACCAGAACAATCTACAAACGGCGGGGGCTTTTTTCAATATTCAAGGTAAGGAGAACAAATGTCGAATAATATTAATGCTCTTCAAGATCAATTAGACGGCCTAACTGAAGATGTAAAAGCCGATGCTGATTTGATATTGGAACAGATCGACATTGAGGCTCTGCTTAATGACCCTGTGAATTATATCCGGGAAATCGCAGTGGAATTTGTATCTCAACATGAGATCGAAATACAACGTGGAATTAATAGTGGGCATCGATTTGCGCAGAAGATACTCAAGGAGATAAAACGTGCAGATACAGGTCAAAGTTAACACGACTGCTGTAGGAAAATATATTAAGAGTGTCGAAACGCGGACACGGACTGGGATGCCACGCCTGATCAACAACATGGCACGAGCGATCAAGAGCGATATTGCATACGGTATTGATTACAGTGTGGATATTAACGGGAAACTGTTTCAACCACTTAAACCGAGTACCATCCAGAGTAAGCGCAATCAGACAAGATTTAAGGGCGAGAGGCAACAGCCAGTCCCTTATCCCAGAAAACCATTATTTGCAACGGGCCGGATGCAAAACGTGATTCTGAAAGAAAAAGCCACAGCGAACAGCCTTAAGGCGCGCTTGGTTTTACCTCAATCCAGACAGCAGATTGGACAATATCACAATGAGGGGACTGGACCTTATACGATTACTCCGAAAAATAAAAAGGTGTTAGGTCCTTTGTACACTTCCCGTGGGAAGAAATATTTTGCAAAACAGGTTCATCATCCCGGCCTGCCAAAACGGGAGTGGTTCGGTATTTCAACACGTGCAACATCTGCACTTTTTAGATTGCAGGAACAATTCTTTAACCGTATTTTTGGCGTGAAATGAAGGTTGATAAAGAGAAAATGGAGATCGAGATCGGCGCCGGCATTGAAGCGACGGTTGAGCAATTTCTCGCGGAATTCAAAAAGAACGTAACGACGATGTCTAATTCCGGGATGGATATTAAACAGATCAAATCTGTCATTGCTAAACAGGTTCAGGAAAGTACCGGTTCGCTTGGTGAACTAAAGAAGAATCTGAGAAATATTGTCATTTCCGGTGTCAACAGGGCGGCGAACGAGGGAATGTACGAAGAGTATAAAGACGCTGGAGCATCACGCTGGATGTGGGTTACTGTTTCCGGTAAACCCTGTCCTGATTGCGCTGAAAGGCACGGTCAGGTTGAAACATGGGAAGACTGGGAAATATTAGGTATGCCACAGTCCGGTTTCTCGATCTGTCAGGATCATTGTAAATGCAAGCTCGTGCCGGAGAACTATCAGGGCAAGGGTTTAGATAAACCGATTATCCGAACGCTACAATCACCTAAAAGCCGAACATACGCTCTTTTACAGGACACTGACCGGCAGGAATATCTTAGGTTAGCAAAAGAAGCGCCGGCATCCGAAAGGGTATTGGATAAAATCGCGACCAAGCATAAGGATTTTTACGGCGATATGAGTATAACCGAGCGGATTGATTGGGTAAGAGAAAAACCCGACGCTGTTTATTTCCGTATTCATAAAGGACAAAAGCAATTGGTGTTTATCCGTGATGGCAAATATTATGTATTTGCTACCGATAAAATGCTAAAATCGGCTTATATTCCAAATCCAAAGAAACTGATTGATTTTGAGGAAGAGAGAAAGGTAAGATGGGTCAGAATTTCATAACCGAAGAAGAGGCGGATAGACTCCGTCACGATCCGGAAGCAATTGAAAGCGAACTGGAAGAATACCGGCAAAAAAGCATTTCGACCACGGCGGAAGAACTTCAGGAAGACATGGAAGATTGCGAAGACCTGCTTCTGGTAGCAGGTCGTCAATTTCTGGAAGATGCCGCGCTGACTCCGGAGCAGAGAATCATCCTTGCTGAATCCGATAAGCGGATCGCTGATAAAATGAAACCCGAAACCCTTCAGGATTACCTTGACGAATATCCGCGCAAACCGATCCGGGATTGGTGGGGAAAGTAACTCCTTTTAAAAGCCTTAAAAAATAAATAAGTAGTAAATCGAGTGTTCGTCAAGACGAGAACACCTGTTGTTTTACTCCCTGTATTTCGGGAGTGACTTTACTTTCTGTAGGGCTTACTTTTTTAGCGTGAAAGTAAAGTTGTTACAAAAGATTAACAGGTGGTGTCAGGATGGACATTAAGGCTTTATTGGCGAAGATACGCCAGCAGATCGGCGACGAGGCAGTTGCCAAGGTAAGTTCCGTTTTGAAGGAAATTGAAACGGGGGTAGAAGACCTCGCGGATTCATTGTCGACGGCTAATACGGAATCAAAAAACCGTAAAATAAAAATCCGCGAACTGGAAGGGGCAAAAGGTGATTTTGAAGGTCAACTCGAGACGCTGAAAAAGGAAAACAATAGCGAGGAGTTAAAAACTCTGCGCGAGTTCAAACAGAATTCCTTAAACAGTCAGCGTGATAATTTTAGTAAGGAAATCGAGAAAATCTCCAAGCATCCGAATTTTGTCAAAGCCGAAACGTTGCTGAAACTTCCGGCACCAGATGCAAAGGGTGTACGTGATTTTTCCAAGATAGCAGATGCTGACCTGGAATTCAACATGTCGAAGTTATCCGAACTGAATGCGCTGGATTATTTTGCTACGGGCAAAAACCAGCAAGCAGTGCATGGTGATAAGACCAATATAGTCACGCAATCCTTCCAGGAAAGAGTCAAAGCCGCGAAATCAATCAAAGAACTCGAAACCATTCAAGAGGAAGTGAACAATGGCTAACGTAATTACCACCGCCGCTCAGTTAGATGACAGTGTCATCACACTGATGGATCAGGCTTTCCTGCTCGCGGCTCAAGACAATATCGTCATCGATCAGTTCGTTGATGTGAAAAGAGACATCAAGGCGAAATCGATTGAAATTGCGAAATATCCCAAACTGGCGAAAAAAACCACACCATTGACTGACGGGGTTGAAGTGGATTCCGAAGGTCTGACAGACACGAAGGTACCGTTTACGCCCGCCGAATATGGCAATGTGGTCACCACAACCAAACTCGCCAACCTTCAAACAGGCGGAAAGGCCGATCTGGCAACCGCCGCAGTCGTCGCCATGAACATGGTTGAAACTCTGAACCGACTCGGGTGCATGGGACTGCAGGCATCCACAAACATCCGTCTGGCGAATAGCGCCGCGAGCGAAGCCGCGCTGGTTGCCGCAGATGTGATCAAGGATGCTGACCTGGAATACATCCACAACCGACTTTTCCGTGCGAACATTCCGCGCTTTGACGGTGAACTGTATGTCGCGCTGGCTCACCCGGATGTCATTTCCGATCTGAAAAAGGCCGCAAACAGTAACTGGCAAGATGTTTCCAAATATGCGGATGCGCTGTCGGTTCTGCGCAACGAAATGGGCATTTACAAGGGCTTCCGCTGGGTCGCTACGGCCGGAATGGAACCGAACGAAGATGCCGGCGCCGAAGCGGTCGATTCTTATGACACGGCTTTCATCGGCAGAAATGCTTTGGGAAAAGCCGTTTCGCAGGAACCCGGATTGACCATCACCGGGCCGTTCGACAAACTCGGACGTATGATGCACATCGGCTGGTACGGAGTCCTGAAATATGGTCTCGTTGACCAGAATTCGCTGTGGGTCATCAAGTCGGCCAGCTCTTATGGAGCCAATTCTTAGTTGTCGTCATAAACAGGGCTGATCCTGCTCGGGTCAGCCCTGCCTCCAATAGGAAAGGGTAAATCATGACAAAGAAAAACGCTAACACAGAAACCACCCAGGAAGAAACCAAAGTAAAAGAGGTTCTTATCAATGCTCTGGTTTTGGAAAGCCATGCCTGCGAAATAGCGGGGAAGCGGATGAATCTGGTCAAAGGTGCAAAAGTTCAATTGACGCCTTTTCAGTTTAAAATTCTGTCGAATCCGAATCTCACTGTCAAGATCATTCAGGCGGTCTAATGGCAATTCTGGCAAACATCGTCGTTGCAGAAGCAGATCTGTTGAAAGTCCGTCCGGACATCAACGATTATCTGAAGTTTGAAGGGCAATCACTTGACGATGTTATTGAAACGGCAAAGCGGGGAGTTTACCGGGAAATCAAAGAGCACGAACAGGCGCTTTATCCCGGATATACAGACGCTGAGATTGAGAGCCGTTTACAAAATGTCAAGGATTACGAGAACGAGCAAGCCCTAAAGGATCGCATAACGCTAACCGCAATAGCCGAATTGATGTCAATGAACCAGATGGTAGATCAGGCTGACTTTTTCCTCATGAGGGCTAAGAAAGTGCCGTTGCACTACTGGATTGATGTCAATACGGATAACGTGGCTGGGGACTCGGAGAACCGGATTAAGAAATCAATAACATTCGGGCGATAGAATGACTCTGACTCAACTGCATGATAAGATCAAGGCGATAATCACTAAGGCGGGCTTTCGTTATGTGCCGGCTGAAAAGTGGTTCAATCTCGATCTTGGGATCATCCCGACAGCACTGATTAATAACGGCTTTTCTATACAGTTAATTGAGAGCGCTGAATCGGAAAGAGAAGATGACGATTCCCATCAACCGAACTTTAAAGTCGAGTTTATGCTTGATCCAAACAACGATCTATATCTCTCCAAAATCGACGCTATGATTGCGGCTGTTAAAAACTTGCAGACAGATAACAGTCTCAATGGAGACGATGTGATCAATGACGTTAAGTGGCAACCCTTTACCCTGACCAATGCCGGGAGTATGATGATTTTAACGTTCAACCAAATCAAATTTGAAGTTTAGAGGAAATAAACATGTTAGACAAAACGAAAGTAATTAACGGACCGTTTAATCTGGTCTTACTGGCCGGAGAGGTCGAAAAATTCAAACTGGAAGGTTTGAAAAAAGACTCCGTTGCTTTTTCCGTCGAACCGCAGAGTGAAGACATTGAAGACGGGTCGAAAGACCTGTATGCGTACCTTGCGAAGGCAGATGTGACTTTTTCACAGTTGGATACGACCGATCTGGGTAACATCCAAGACCCGACAATCGACTCGGTCGAAATCCGGTTCACTGTTAAGGGCAAAAAGATTGTCATAAGCGCCCCGACCAACATCATCCCGTCAATTGACAGCCTGAAAACCAAGATCGCAATCGAGAAACTCTCCAACACTCCGAACATTGCGGATGCGTTTGACCTCGAGGCGATCGTTTAACGGAGGCGAGATGGAATGGGAAATACTGATTTCATTTGCCTCAATTTTGGTAACGATTTTGATTTTTTCGATTACATCGTTTGACCGGCGCGTCAAAAGGGTTTCCGCAAAGGTGGACGTAGATCACGATAAGATAGACATCCGCGTTCGCGAGGTGGAAGGCTCTATGATTGAAGCCAGGACAGAAAATAAACAGATCATCAAACGACTGGACCGGATCGAGACCAAGATTGACGATCTGGGACAGAGCATGAGGAAATAAATTCGTGGGACTGTTTGGCAATACTGCGACGAAGACGATTGATGCGGTCGGAAATGCGATTGACAGGGTTTTTACGTCCGATGATGAACGGCTTTCCAAGGCTGAAGTCATGGCGAAGATGCAGGCGGATATATCGATAGCCGAACTGCAGACGCGGTCAATCTTCCTGGCGGGCTGGCGGCCGTTTTTAGGCTGGATGCTGGCGCTGTCGATCGGTTTCCGGATTATCGTATATCCAATAGCGCTGTGGATCGCGGGTGGTTTTTTTCATTATACGTTACCACCATTTGACACGAGCGTGGATGGGATCATGACCGAATTAATCTTCGGAATGCTCGGTCTGGCCGGAATGCGGAGTTATGAAAAGCAGAAAGGTCTGACGAAATGAACCACGATCGGTTGAAAGAGATGCTTGTACAGCATGAAGGAACAGGTCCAGTGAAAAATGGTCGGTTATTCCCGTATCGATGCTCGGCAGGAAAGTTGACGATCGGAATCGGACGTAACATCGAAGAAAGAGGGATCAGTGAAGCCGAGGCGGAGTTCATGTTAGAAAACGATATAAATGATTCGATCAATGATTGCAAACGAATGTTTCTGAATTTCGACTTACTGGATGATGTCCGACAGGAAGTACTGATCAACATGATGCTGAACATGGGCTACAATACGTTTTCCCAGTTCAAGCGATTTATTGCGGCGATCAAAGCAGGGAATTTCAATGAGGCGGCGAAACAGATGGAAGATTCGGCCTGGTATAGACAGGTAGGTCAAAAACCTGGCCAGCGTGCCTATGAACTGCGAATGATGCTGCTGACAGGAAAGGTTTAGTCATGAACATGGATAGACACAGAAATGAGGAGTAGTTATGAGTCGAGAGAGTTACATAGCCCACAAACAGGGCGATGAAAAAATAATGATGGAAACCCCGGACGGAATACGCGTCGAGGTCATGCGCAAGAAGGTTCCGGTCAAATTAAAATGGGGTTGGAAAGTCATCAAAACGGAGAAAAAGGGAAAGGAGTAACTTATGGCAGATGCCACAAAAGTTCATATTTATGATGATGCCACTCTGCTTGCCAGTGTGGCGGTGAGTGGATCAAACTGGTCAAAAACGGCGCAGACATTAGCTGCAGGTGATCACAAGGTCAAGGGGAAATCTGAAGACCTTGCCGGCAATGTCGGAGCGTTTTCGGGTATCAAAAACATCCGGGCGGGTTGTACGAATACGCCGTCGTGCGATTTGCTGGATGACAGCGGCGAAAGTTCGAGTGACAATGTCACGAACGACAATACCCCGCAGATCAAAGCGTCAGTCGATTTCACCACAGGTCCCGGCGGAGTAACAATTCCGGTATCTTCGGCCAAGTCGATGAAGTTGTACGAGAAGACTGCGCCAGACACGTATAATCTGTTGCTGACCCAGACAACGATTTCGTTGAATGCGCCGGCAATTCTTTATGCCACTTTTCAGATCGCGACTGCGCTGTCTGACGGTGTTCACACGCTGGTTGCTACGTGGGTCGATCAGAAGGATAACGAGAGCGCGAAGGGCGCCGAACTCGCAATCACGATTGATACAGCGGCTCCGAATGCGCCGGTTGTTACGAACATCACTGACGGTCAGGTGTTCATCGGAACAAGCATCGACATCAGTGGAACGGCTTCGTAAGTCGTAAGACGTTCTTTTAAAACGTGAATCAGGACTGGGGAGGCTGGCAACAGTCTCCCCTTTCCGGTTAAATCGTACAAAGAGGAGAAAAGATGTCGGTTCAGACAATCAACTTAGGCACGGCCGGGGCGCAGAGCGGCGATAAGGTACGGGACGCCTTTGATAAGGTGAATGATAATTTTATTGACTTTCAGGCGAGCGATCTGAAAGGGTATTACAAATACCGGATGGCAGACGCATCGAGTTTCTCGTCTATGACAGACACTTGGGCAACATCAGCGGCTTTGCTTTCTTCGATACCTGCGGGAACATATTTAGTCTGGATAGGGGCAAGGTTGACATCATTAGACGGGAAAATAGATGGAATTCCATGTTCGATTCCATTTTTGCTTTTGGCGGATGGTGATGGCAACGGTCTGGATGTTCAACTGATAGGTTCGGCAGAGGATACTTATGAGCGAAGTATGACGGGCTTTGGACAGATCGTAAAGGCATCGGCGTTTGATATTAAGGTCAAGTACAAATGCCTGAACTATGTTGACATTGGCGTGCATATCGATCGGGTGACGATTCTTCTGCTAAAGGTTGGTTAATGGACGCGAGCAAGGTCAAAATCTACAAACAATTAGGAGCAAATTCCGCTCCCGCAACAGATACGCTCTTGGAAACGTGTGATGTAAATGCAAAGATTTCCTATACATCATGGTGGAGATTCAACGAGGGTGTTTGGAGTGGCGCTACAGGGGAAGTAATTGATTCCGGCGGAATCTCGCATGGTAAGGCTAACGGCGCGGTCATTTCTAATTCCGGACGCTTTGGCAATTGTGGGTTGTTCGACGGCGTGGATGATTGGGTTGAGATTCCAATCGTTTCCGCATTGCAAATTTCAGGCGCGATTACCGTCGAATGGTGGATATATCCAACACCACCGCATTTAAACGGAAATGGCGGATTAATTGTTAATCTTAGCGGATATGGTAATAGTCGATTTCTCGTTGGAGATAATGGCCAGTTAAAAGCACAAACCGCGCATATAACCGGCAGTGGCACACTTTACCATCAGACATATGCGACGAATAATGCCTGGAATCATGTTGTTTGGCGTTTCGATGGCTCAGTTCAACATTGGTTTTTAAATGGTGTGAAAAGCACATCCTCATTGACTACTGGACTCCTGAAAACCGGAACAACAGCAATGTGTATCGGCTGGGGATATGTTACTCACTCTTATTACCATTTTAAAGGCAAAATTGATGGAGTCAGAATGTTCAACTCCGCGCTGACTGATGATCAGATCACCACACTTTATAATGAATCGGCCTGGTTGAAAACTTTATCGTCATTAGCGGCGGGTCGACATAAAATATACGGAGTTGCGGTTGATTTAAGTGGTAATCAATCGGCGGCCGGGACAGTGTATAACATCGGACGTTTGCCGGTACCGATGTACGTATCTGAACCGGCCGAGTGGACGACCGGGGAGTTGAATAATACATATCTTGGAGAAATCGATGTATCCGTTTGACGTTGTTAAAGTGAAGTATTACCAAATGAAGGGAGAATCCCCGAATCCGGAAACAGACGACCGACTGGGTGAATGTGACGTCCGAGTGTGGGAATCGACTGCTCATGGATTAAGTTTAACGTTGCCAGTGGGGCGGTATAAAATTTATGCTGTGGGATTAGATCGGTTCGGTAACATCATTCATCCATTTCCCTATCAGGTTGTCAATTTTGAGGTGACACAATGATTGTAAAAACAAAGAACGAGATACAATTTTCAATCGTTGGAGCAGATATTAATACTGAAACCGGCGTAGTGGGCATTCTGATCGAGGCAAAGAATCCATACAATTATCCATGTTCAGTGAAAGAAATTCAATTTGAGATTGACGGAGAGTGGTTTCCGGCGACGGCCTACTCAGAACAGGAGAATGATTTTAATGAGATCCCGTTAACTGGTCGGCTGAAACGATATAAACTCAACTGGGATGCGGCTGGTGATCTGCGAGTTATGCAATCCTGGAATAATCTGCGCGTGCTGGTAATTCTAAACGACCGGTCGTATCTATCCGGGATAGATTCTGAAATACAATATTACACAATTCCGGTCATCGATTTTACGGTAACGGAAATTAAGCGAGTGGTGTTTCCGTACTCGAATGATCCATATTTCGATTTGATGTTTGTGAATAAGAAAACCTGCAGACCGTCGCTGATGAATTTTGTCCTGGACATAGCGACCGATGAGGATTTTTCCAATATAGTAAAGTCATTCGATACGCGTGAAGACCAGACGGGCTGGATTTGTGATTACGAAACATTCGGAGAGAATGGTATCAGTGGAGAGGATGAACATGAAATTGTGTTTGAGTCTTCCGAGTTGAGCGATCTACCGGAGAGTAATTACTACATTCGAATCACACCGTTTGTCACACAGTTTTATGTGACGATTTCTCAGCCGGAAGATGGTCAGGTGTTCATCGGAAATGCGGTTGATATTGCTGGTGAAGTGATATTTATTGATTAAAAAAGAGGTTAAAGTGGAACAAGGAAAGTATCAGGTACAGGGACGCGAATTACATCAAGGTGAAATGACACTGGGGCAGACAAAACGTGTGCTCAAGTTCGTTGCGGCTTATTCAGACAATCCGGATTTTAAAAAAATCAAAGATGTAAAAAGTGCAATCCAGTGGTTACTCGAAAACGACCTGATCGACCAGGCGCTGGACCTTATCCTAACTGGTGACAAACAGGGGATCGTTTGGGATGATCTGAGTAACAGTGTATTGGTGGAGATAGGTACTGATTTTTTGGCATTAAACAGAGAGTGGATCAAGAAGTTGAAAGACTCTCTGGTGAAATCAAAGAATTAACTGAATCCGAAAATAATGCAGACGACGATTTCTTTAAAGAACTGGAAGATGAATCGGAAATACCAACTGAAGAACAATTCATTGATATGCTCGTTTTTGGGCTGGCCGAGGGTGACATCATGAAGGGTAAAATGATCTCTTCAAGTGTGACACTGACTGAAGCGTTGGAGTGGTGGAAGATGAAAGTCGAGTTTAGCCGGGGAGAACGCTAATGTCAACGATTACAGGTCTTTCCATGCGACCCACGCGGCAAAGCCAACCAGAAGGGCGGGGGCACAGAAAAGCAGAATTGCGAACGGGTAGCCGAGGAAATATAGTTTTGGAAATATGGCGGCAAAAATGAACCCGATCAAAGCGAATGCGGAAATATTGATCAGGATACCCCAAAAAGATTTTCGGACTGCGTATTTGAATTTTTCGGCTTCGGCACTCATCAATAGTAAATATAATAGATGGCGGGCGTAATGTCAAACGAGCGAATGGAAATAGAGGTTGTTGCCAATATAAAGCAGATTGTTGAATCCCTTAACAGTCTTAACCGCCGGTTTGACGATTTTGCGACCAAGACCGGCGATTCGGTTGAGAAAACCAGTAATAAGATCAATGGCATGGCGGGGTCATTCATAAAACTTGGTTTGGTGGTACAACAGGTAGCGTTCTACTGGAACATAGCGTCGAACACATTACGCAAGTTTATTGTCGCATCAAACGAGTCGGAGCAGGCCGAGGCGGCGCTAACCCAGGCGATGATTAATGCCGGAACCTATACAAAGGAATCCGTCGATTCGGTGAAAGAGTATGCGGCCGAACGCCAAAGGGCAACGGTCTATGACGACGACGCTACCGTGCAAGCGGCGGCCATGCTGGCGGCGATGACCAAACTCGACGATAAGGGTTTAAAGCCACTTATCAAGGCAACACAGGATTTTGCATCGGCCCAGAGAATGGATCTAGTAGGCGCCGCTGATTTGGTGGCCAAGACGATTGGGTCGGATGTTAACGCCCTGGGACGTTATGGGATTCAGGTCGAAGGTGCGGTCGGTTCGCAAAAGCGTCTTCAAAATTTATTGGACGGGGTGAATGCGCGCTTCCGTGATCAAGCCGAGGCGCTGGCCAGAACCGATGCCGGAAAGTTGATCCAGTTAACCAATACGGTTGGCGATATGAGGGAAAACGTCGGAGCCGGTGTTAAAAACGCCCTAGTCCCCTTTGCCGAGATTATGATCAAGATTACCGGCGGGGTTAATCAGGCGGGGCAAGCGATTCAGGGGCTGGTGGGATATACGACAGTTATTGCGGCCGGGGTTGTAGCGCTAGTGGTTAAGATTAAATATGGGGGGCAAATATTACAGGCCTTCGGCCTTAAAACGGCCGGGGTAAGCTTGTCGCTAAAGGGACTCGGCGTGGCGCTGAAAGGATTGTACGCCAGCCTGGGGCCGGTGGGAATTGCAATCGTCGCGCTCACGGCCGCCTACGAAGTGATATTAGCGATTAAAAACAGGCATATTCAAAAGACGCAGGGAGAAGTCGATAAACTGAGGGAATTGCAGGCGTTATTGAATGAAATTGCCAACAGTTATGATATTGGAAAACTACAAGAGGAAATCGACGCTCGGCAGAAAAATAACCAGCAGATAGACGCCGAAGTAAAGAAATTGGGTCAAAGCGGACTGGTAGTGGCGAGAAATTCAAGGATACGCTGTGATGAAAACGACCTGATGGCGGATGAGAGGAAAAAAAGAATAGTTGACCTCGAGGCTCAAAAACAGGAAAATAACAATATAATTGGGGCGCTAAACAGTCGGATAACGACATTGAAAAGTGCGGGAATTTTATCGCAGAAAGAGATTGACGACCGAAAAGCCCTGGCTGAATTGGAGGCGAAAAATAGCGGTCAAGAACGGAAAAATCTTGATGATCGCCTAAAAGGTTTTGGGGCTTATAATAAACTGACAACGGCTCGGAAATTAGAATACCAGCAGATCAAGGCCAGAATAAACGAGATCAATACGGCTGACGCGGCGCGGCTGGGAACATTAGAAGACGTTAAAAACTCAGTTGAGTATCTGACAATTGCTGAGGGTAAAAGCCGGGCGGAAGCGCGTAAAAGCGCCCTGCAGTATCTGAATACCAGGATCGAGGCTGCCAAGATCGCGGGCGACGCCGAGGCGCTGTTAAAATACAGCCAGTTAAAACAGCAGATTGAAATTGACGAGGCGCAGGACACTAGCGCAGACAAGAGTCTGGCCGCACAAAAAACAATACTCAACGATAAACTTGCGGCTGTCAAAAGTAACGACGAATTGGAGATAATAGAACGGAAAAAACTTCAATTAGAACTCGATCGTCTGAATAAAAAAATCAGCGATAGCGATTATGCGGTTCAAATGAATCAGTTGGATATAGAACGCGATGCGGCAGAGGAAAAGGTTAATATTTACAAAAAGGCGCAAGATGATATAACGGGGATAATTACCGGTGGCGGGTTCAGCGATGCTTATGAATCGGTATTGGAAAGGGCGCGCCAGAAATTAATTGCCTGGACAGTCGATACGCTTGGAATAACTCAGGCGTGGGCGGTCACACAGGTAGCGATTGAGGGATGGATGGCCAAGGAAAAAGTCGCAGTGCAGAACTGGTTGTTTGGGGAGAAAGTGGCCACAACTGCAGCTGAGCAAGCGGTCGATACGGCGAAGATTGCGTCTAACACAGCCGTTGCGAGTTCGGAATTGGCGACAGCCGGGGCAAAGACGGCGTCTGCTAATGCGGCGATCCCATTTCCCTTTAGTCTGATAGCAATCGGCGCGGCCATGGTTGGAATTATTGCCCTGCTCAGTTCATTTAAGGGAAAGACGTCTAAGGTCATTAAAGCGGCTGAAGGCGCACTGATCAGTAAACCGACATTGTTGCTGGCCGGAGAGGCGGTCGCACAGAGTGGCCGTGAATTAGTACTTCCCGAAAAGAACTTCCGGCGGTATATGAACACTGAAGTCATGCCCGAATTCCGGGCGAAGTTAAACACTGCAGTTAGCACAAATGTCGCCATGAATACAAAGGGACTCGAAGATCGGTTAGAGCGCGTCGAGTCTGCGATTTACGCTACGCGAAACAATCTTACCGAGCGCGGAATTGCGAAGGCAGTAACCAGAACCAGTCGGAAGAAATTAAGTTGATTGACGGCCTGCTTATATACCTGAACGACGAGAATATTACCAGCAAGGTTCTGGCTGAGAGTTTTCCGGATTACATCGAGGAGTCCTGGAAGGGAACGGGACTCTTTGACTTCGAAGCGAGTGATCTGACATTCAAGGTTTTCGGTTTATCGGTAAAAAGAGATGATACTATCCTGATCAAACGCGCGGGAACCGGCGAGAAGGTATTTGCCGGATTCGTTGATGAAATAGATGAAGATACATCTGTGATTCAAGAATTGACTATTTGTTCTTCTTCGGTCAAACTAAAGGATACAAAGATCGGCGAAGAAGTTGATACCGGCGAGGATGAGACGGTTAGAGAATTTGACACTAAAACACAAATGTCTGTCAAGGAAATTGTCCAGAGGGTTTTGCAGGCGGTTTATGACCGGATTGGCTTAATGTTTATCGCCGATGATTCGACTATTCAGGTCGCTCCGGGAACGGTAAGAAAGTTTTTTGGAAATGTATTGCGTAAATTGCCGCGTCAAGGTTTACTCTCATACCTGATTGATCTGGTATTTTCTGAAGACCGAGGTTATCATTTCAGGTATAGGCTGGGTTGTAATTATGTGATTGAAGAAGACGCGATGTTTAAGATGAAAACTTTCTGGGAAAAAGGGAGTTTTTTAGATTGGTCTTTCAGTATTCCGCCGACAACGATCGATCTTGGAGTTACAAAAATAAAGAAGGGAAGTTGGGTTCATTTCCACTTTAAGATCCCGCCGTTCGATTTGAAGTTTCCGACGATTGGAGCGAAATATTGGGTCTATTTGTGCCGGGATGGGGGAATTGAATACGTTCGGACACATGAGTATTTTCCATTATTTCCTTTTGAGGATCACGTTCCGCCGTTAGAGGCGTTGTATGGGAAACGGGTTAATAAATCTACATCGGAAAACATATCGACCCAGAAGATTCGATCCTTTTTGAGTGAAGAGGGATACGATCCGGACAGTTTGATGGACGTGACTGTTGTTGATTACAACGATACGAATACATACGTCAGCGCGCGCGCGCTTAAGAAGTACAATGATCTGCTTGGGCGTGATTTGCTTTTGTCATTTGAAACGCCTTTCGATCAGTATTACAATATGACTTACCGTGATGCGAGCGCGATGGATATTCTGCACGATCTGGCTGTGTTAACTAATTCGTACGTTTATGTTGATCAGGAGAACAAAGTCTATCTACTGCCTCGCGGTGAGGCTTTACGGTCTATTACAATACCGCGTCGAAACGTTATTGAGATGAATCGAGAAACAACGAAGGTGGAAGACGTGTTGGTTGATATTAACCGGTACGAAGAGGATAGCGAGGGGCGTGTGTCGTCATACGGCGTCCGGGTGCGAAAAAATGAATGGGACGCCATTCAGTCTTACTATAAGTCGGTTATGGAGGGCATACAAACCGACACAATAGCCAAAATGTTTGAACCCGGTGATATTCGGTTGGCTGATCGGGTTATCATAGACGGTACCGATCTTGGGATCGTAACTATACGGAGGCGAGGTCTATTGGAACCGGTTACGGAAGTTACATGTGAAAAAATATTGGAGAGTGAGTAATGTACAGGGGAGTCGGCAATCCGGTAATCATTTATGGTGGCCAGCGGGTTGATTTGCCAAGTCCCAAAAAGGGCGGACGCAAAGAAACATTCGAGCCGGCCTGGAAGACATATGAAAATATCGATGGCGAAATTCTGACCGGAACAGACCATAAGTGGCGGTTTGTTGGTGAATATGAGTTTGGCAAGGTTGGGCAAAGTGTCTTGGACACATTACTCTCATGCTATAATCGATCTTTGGTCGTAAAGTTAGTTCCGCACTCAGATGTTCCGATCGTGGCTTATCAGGTCATCATCGAGGAAATCAATCCAGATTCGCTGGAAGGATTGATCGATGTTGACACCGTTAAGATCAAGGTGAAGAGTAAGGGGCTGGTCTCGAAGATTCCGACGATCGATAATATGATTTCATCGATACAATTCAACAGGATAATAAGATTTAAAAGGTAAAGGGGTGTAATATGGCACGGTTCAGTTTTGGATTATTTGGACAGGATAGTAATGAATTGCTTTCCGGGCAGTTGGTCAAGATTAAGAATGTAACGACAGGTGATTTTGTAGCCAGTACGACTCCGGAAGGAATACAACTGAAACTAACCGACAACAATGACGGGACTTACTATGTCGATGGCTTACCATCCGGCCTATATTCGGTCTATGTCAATTCCGATACTAATGCCCAGGAGGAGTTACAGAACATCCCGTTTTTGAATGAAGATATTCTCGCCCATCTGAATAATGCTGTAATCCACCGATCGATCAATGATGCCGGTGTGAGCGCGACCGATTTATGGAGTGCCGCGAAGATCATCGCCCAGTTGGCGTTAAAAGGCGATTTGAGCGCTCTAAATGCATTAGCGGCTACGGTTGCGCTAAAAGCCGACGCTGGTCATGTTCACAGTGATTATCTGCCGGCAACCGGTGTGTCGGCTGATTTTCAGATTGTGTCAAATGTGCTTGGTTTTAAACCAAACTTTACGTTACAGACAATTCTTTCCAATACCATGAATTTGAATCAGAATCTGGAACTCCTGCAAAATGCGATTGAATCACTGTCCGGGAGTACCGGAAGCGTGGGCGCCGGTTACCGAGTGGTCTATACGGATAAGGCTTCTGACCTTACGCCTTCCGGGACGCTCGAATTTGAAGAGTATGTAATCGATTTAATGACGTCCACCTTTAAAGATTTCCTGTTAATTCCCTTCCATAAATTCACCCCCGATAGTACGCTTTTGGTTGTTTTTGAAATGACGCAATTAAGTGACGCGCCGGCAGCGCCGCCGCAGGTAAAGGTCTGGGTCGATGACAGTCTGAGCAAACTTGTCGAATGTCAGACGGTCAATTTCGGCGGAGTCTATGGTGTTTATTCGGCGGTACTGAGTATTGCTGGCTTAAATACAACGAGCATCCATACAATCCGGTTGCAGGGTCTTAACGCCGACCCCGACTACGTGGCGAAGGTCCGGAAGGTGCAGGTGCTGGCGTATTGAATAGATCTGGTTACTGAATAATTTAATTTTTCATTTTTAAAAAAAATGTTGACAATTCCACAAGTGTGGACTAAATTGTCCACGTTATTTGTAACAAGCAATGAAAAAAAGGAGGATGAACAAATGGCACGTGTAGGTCAACTGATTCGAGCGGAAAGAGTAAAAAGAGGAGTTACTCTTCGCGAGTTTTGTAGAAGGTCTGGATTCGATCCAAGTTATTGGAGCCGAATTGAAAGAGGTATCGCTGCACCACCCAAAACTGATTTGGCATTTAGTAAGATTGCAGAAGCACTAGGTATTAGTGTTGCATCCGAACAGTATGTAAATCTAAAAGATATGGCTTTTCTTGAAAGTTCTCCAAGCGAACTAGCACCTGATAATCGTGTCTTGGAATATTTACCTATATTCTTCAAGACTGCTCGTGGCCAGACTCCTACGGAAGAAGAAATGACTAAATTGTACGAGATAATTAGAAGAGAACTTGATGGAGTTGAGAAATAAGATGTGTATAATTTTAAACCATAATCTGGTTCGGGGGAAACCCCTATAGGCCAGTTAGAAAGTGAGGTCGTATGAGCAACTTATTTAAATCTTATTCAGCACGGACTGATGAGCAAATTCGAGAAGAGGTCGAAAAGTTTAGGAATTGCTATCCTAAAGCAAAGCAATTGCCTGTCCCCGTAGTTGACATTATCGAGATTGATATGCAAATTGAGCCTGTTCCTATTGATTATTTGTTTTCTCAGGTTGGTGTAATTGCATTTATTAAGTCAGATTGTACCGAATTATGGACGGACAAAGAAAGATATTACAGCGCTGGGTGGGAAGCTGTAAGTCGACATGATTTGGCACATGAAATTGGGCATGTTGTTTTGCACCGTGACATTTTAAAAGATGTTCGCATTTCAAGTAAGGATAGTTGGATGAAAGTTCAGGGGGATAATAAAGATGCTATTGTAAAACTCGAATATCAATGTGATGAATTTGCAGGACGCTTATTAGTCCCTCGTGACATATTGCTTGGTAAAATATACGTACTCCGCGGCCTTATTAGAAAGATGAAAAAAGATATTCCAGCAATAGAAATCGACCAAATCAAATCGTATATTGCTATGATTATCTTTAAAGAATTTGGGATTTTGGATAAGATTGTCTATGAAAGAATTGTAAAAGAAAAAATATTTGAGGAATTGGAAATTAGTTAAGAAGATTAATTGAAAAATTGACACCCTCATCTCAACACTCTACGTTGGGGTGAGGGTGAACTATGTAAATCCCTGTCAGAATAAACGTAGCAAATAACAAGTACAACTTCTTGAAAATATTTAATTATTCAGAGAAAACACTCTATTAAAACTTACTACCAGTTTCCATAATATAGTCCTCACCACCCCAACCACTCCGTATGATTTTTTATTTCTTCCGGCGCGAGGTGAGCGTAGTAGGTTTCGGTCGTTTTGACGGACTTATGACCGAGAAGTTTGGAAACAATATAGATCGAGATCCCTTTTTTCACTAAGGTTGTTGCGAATGTGTGCCGGATTTTGGTAGCGGAAAATCCTTCCCGGCGCATGGCATCGCTGAGAGTGTTGTATTTCCAATCGAAGATCCGATCGCGCTGAAGTATATCACGAATGGGAGGAGTTGTCGGGATTGTACGCCGACCTGTTTTACCATGCAGAATGATTTTATCTGAGAGGATTTCTTCGCGTTTCAGGTTGACCATTTCACCGAGGCGCATTCCGGTCAGGAAGAAGAGTTTCATAGTGTCTCCAAATCGGTTATCGGGTAATCTATTAAAGATAGTTTTGGCCTCGGTGTCCGAGTAATAACTGATGACGGGTGTCGTAGTTTTAGGAAGTTTCTTAAAAGGATTTTCGGTTGCGAGTCCATTATCGATGGCGAAGTTGAAAATTGCGCTGAGATGTCGGTAGTGAAGTTTGCGATATTCGAAGGATAAGTTATCAAGTCGCTTCTGGGTGTAATTCAGCCAGCATTTACGGTAGATACTGAGAGTGTTCAGGCTCCGATTTTGTTTCTGTTTGTGTGCAATGAATCGTTCAAAGATTTCGTCTTTCGTGGCGTGATTATTCGGCTTGACAGGATTGTAGAATTCCAGGAATAGTTTGGTCTCAACCGACTTTGCACGGGCTACTGCGATTCGCCGGTCTTTGGTTTTAAGCGATCGGGTTTTGGTCTTTCCAAGTACGGAGACTTTTACCATATAGATTTTTGATTTAGGATCTTGATAGATACAACTCAT